CCGGGACTGCGGCATCCGCCCCTCCACCAACGGTGGATTTTCGGGCCGCATTGTGCTTAGTAACACGATCTATTTGTGCGTCTTCCAATCTGAACGGAGTTCAGAGGGTTGACAAACTTTAGAGACTTACTAACTACAGTGTAATGACGACCGTAGCTTCGCACCGCATCTCTGCGGAACAGTTGGACTATTTAGGGCCTTTGGCCTTGCGGGCCTGACGTCGGAGTTTCATCCAAAGACGAATAATCGTCGACGGAGTTAGTTTCACGTCATCTTGACGGGAAACTAAATCAATGTGCTGAGGTAGGGCTTTGAGCCCCTCCTCAACATCATTAATCCAACGCCAAGTCTGTTCCAGACCTGTAAACCCAGAGATTGATTCAGGGCTGAATCCTCGTAGACGGATCCTTAGCTCGCTGTATCTTCTAGAGATAGGTGCTAAATAAGGTGTGAGAACCCATTCTTTAAAGAATCTATCCCATTGGTGACCAAAGAATGGCCACTTAAGGATATCATCAAAAAAGGATGGACCCCAGACTCGGGACCGTTTAGTCCCTTGTCTTCGATCTTCTCGAACTCTCCCCCCCAGCTCTCCTCTCACCTTTTTAACAAAAGTGAGCTGAGTGTACTGAAGGGCAAAGGTCTTGTTGATCTCCCTCTCAATCTTATCCAGCGTCTTCTTAAGAAGAGCAGCTAGGGTCCCAACTAGTGAACGAGCAACCGCTCGTCCTTGATAAAAGTCAAGACCTCTTACCCTTCCGGGGCCATCGGAAAGTACCCACGTCTCAAAAGACATTGGGAACAATCCGCCCGGGCGGTGTAAGTACGCTAGTAGTCTACTGAGACGATTATTTAAACGCAGACCAACTGGAAGTTGGCCTAAGTTCTTATAACCGAAGCCCAAGAAGCGCGCTACGGCCGCTACCCGGATTTCTCCGAATAGCGCGGCCTTCCTCCATAGCTCTTCCAGCGCAGCTAGCGATGCTACTGCTACTGAAAGTTCAGCTAAGGAGAAGGGCGTTGCTGCCCGTCCTCGAATCCAAGTTCGTTTTGCGAACTCAAGACTCCCACTCTTCGAAAGAAGGGACTTGGCGAGTCCGATTCCAACTCCGAGTGCGTCCATCAGGACGAGGTACTTCTCAGCGACGGCTTTGTCAGTTATGACAATATCGTCTCCGAGGAGAGCGTATCCCATAAACCAATCTCGATTGGTGGGGTAAGCAAGTCTTGCTGCGTACTGTACAATGGCATGGTGAGTCAAGGCGAGCATCGCCCAACTTGACAACGCTCCCATGGGCTGTCCTACCGTATAGGAAACCGACGAAAAACCTAAGTTCCAACTTCTTGAAACTTTTGGTAACCCGTATGGTCTCCCTACTAGTAAGTAGGCCCATGCTCGCGCCATCCATTTACCCAATAACGGCTCTAGGATCATAATCTGTATCACTACAGGTAAACGATCTGTCGCCGCAGATAAGTCGTAAGACGCAACGAATTCGTTTCCTTTGAAACTCTTAATTAACCGCTCCACCGGAGCAGTTTGATTAAAGGTCCCATCGGTTGGAATCCTTCGCAATCTAGCGAATATCCACTCATGTAACGGTCGCATGAGCGTCTGAGTAATCAGATTGACCATAGCAAAGACTCGTATCTTACCTGGTTCCTGTTTGAAACCTAAACGGCCAAAATAAAGGGGTTTCCCCCAGGTTTCCCTCACAAATCGATTTCGATCCTGTTGAGCGGGGCTCGTCAGGAGGAATGCGATCGGTGAGAGTCGCCTCTTATTTGGGTTCCGTCTCAGCCAAACCTCAGCAATACCGTTTATCACGGTAAAGATCGATTCGACCGACGAGTGAAACGACAGTGAGTCCGTCGCCTTCAACCATCTCAAAAGGATCACCCTCATCGACCCGTCAACCCAGAATGCTAACGCATCCAAGGGAAGACCGATCAACGAAGAATGACCCCCAGAGTTGGGTGCCGACTTCAGAATCACTGGCAGTTTTGTTACTCGTAGATCTCGCCCAAGTTCTAGCTTCCAAGACAACTTCGTCGTCTTAGCGGCTAGACCCAGGAACGTGGGGACCCATACTCTCCACTTCACAAGGAAAGATCGGAGATCTTTCCCAGGGTCAGTGATCGTATTCAACTTTAGCTTTCCTTGGAATGGTATTACTCGGTATAAACCGAAACAAGTAAGCCAAAATCTAATAACGTCCACATCACCCGAAAGTATTAGCTTCCGTTGAGCAGAGTTTATGATCCGTGGAACCCCACGTCGAGTTCGAGAAACATTACAGCCAAGCTCCCAAGGCGAAGCTGCTCTCATCCCTCCTGCTATCTGCTGTGTAAGCAGGTAGCAGACTTTGAGATAGACAGCTAAGCCCCGGGCTCCGGCTTTCTTGTACATTCTTGCTGCAAATCGAGCAAAACCCCAGGCAACTTTAATTCGGCCAACTGTTAGGGCTCCAAAGACTAACGGGACGATCCGGAGGATCATCCCCGCCAGTTTTGCCTCGGCTTTTACACCGAGGGACCAATCCAACGATCGTTTTACTAAACGTTGATAGATACTTATCGTATTTCTCATTGTTTTTGTAAGTGATTGAAGGATTTTCGGTTCCTCATTCCCTCCTAGGAGGGGTGAGCCGCAGGTCGCCTTAGCAGGCTTGACTTAACTTAGAGTTGTCAATATCGATTAACATACGCTTCCAGGACCCCGGTAATTTCTTACCTTTTTCCCTTTCACGCATGCAACCATGTTGATACTCTCATTAGAGTAAGGATCCGATGGATACTTAGTTCTCTTTCGAGAGACGGTCAACCCATTGCCTATACCTTCGGGACTAGGTCAACGGTTGTTATGCCTAAGGGTTTCCCCTACAACTGGCTTGGCCAGCTTCTTAGCTTCTTTCGAAACCAAGCAACATTATCGGTCACCCGACCGTCCGGCCCTAATAGACTTACGCCTACTTTGGGATCTTCATCCTAAGGGTACGGTCTACACCTTAGTTCGCTTTTATTAGAGATCACTCCCTAATCTACCTTGCTTATGAAGATAAGCCCAGCTTACTCTAATGGCTGGAGGGGTGGACACCTACGACCCAAGTGCTTAGTAACACGACGCATCACTAATTGCAACTCGGATAGGAGGCTTCTGCTTCCGAATCCGCGGAGGGCCAACGGCCCTC